AGCGTTCCCGTATGCGAAGTTGCCTATCGAGCTGTGGGCCGGCAAGCAGTTCTTCGCAGATTTGCCGTTGAAGGGTCGCTTCCAGAATGTGCCACCGTCGTATGCGAACATTCCTGGTTTGATGCCGATCCTCGGTGGGTTGGGGAAGGCGGAGAAGAACCGCAAGGGCGAATGGAAGATGACCGACAGCGACTTGTACGTCTTGGATCAGATGATGCCGTTCATGGGTCGGCTGCGTCGCCTCATCCCTGGCGAGGAGAAGTATGAGAAGCGGTGGCTGACGACGTTCATGTCGACGATGTTCGGTGGGGGTCTGCGGGCGAACACGCCTGAGGAGCAACGCAACCAGTTGATCCGCATGCAGCGTGAGTTGTCGGATGACATGAAACGCATGATCGATATTGAGGTCCGCAACGTCTAGGCTTGCTGGGACGAAAGCAGGTTAGGTTGATGGACTTCATCTCACGCGACGAATGGCATGCCAGACCGCCGAAGCGACCGTTTGCTCGGCTGCGGCCTTCCCGTATCGTGGGAATAGTCGTTCATCACTCTGGCGTCGCGAACCCACCTGAAGGCGTGGTCGCGGTTCGAGCCTACGAGCGGTACCACATGGACACTCGGGGTTGGAATGCGATTGCCTACAACTGGCTCGTGGACGAACGCGGAGTGATTTACGAGGGGCGCGGCCCAGGGATCGTTTCGGGCGCCACCAAGCATTACAACCACAAAACAGAGAGTATCTGTTACACAGGCTACGGGGGCACGAAGCCCCCTGAGGTCGCCCTCATAAGCATCACTGAAGTCATCGAAGACATCCAGGGCCGCTACGGGGGGAGGGTATGGTTGAAAGGGCATCAGGATTTGGCTGCGACGAGCTGCCCAGGGTCGGAGCTGTACGCATGGTTGAAGAACGGTTGTGTCGTCTATGAGGGCAACCCGTCAGGCATCGACTTCGAGGGCATTGCACGGTACCTGCGGGATCTGGGCAACGGGTTGGACGACACCCCACTGTCGAGGCGTCGCCGGTCGAGAGGCCAGTTGGTGCAGTTGGCGCAAAGCCGGCTGAAGGACCGCGGGCATGACCCTGGCGGCATCGACGGGGTGTTCGGGCCGAAAACGAAGGCCGCAGTGAAAAGTTTTCAGCAATCTTTAGGGTTTCTGCGACCGAACGGCGTCGTTGATGGTTCGACGTGGGACGCTCTGTTCCTCTTGTAGGAGGTACTTTCAATGCCCAAAGGTGAAGGTTACGGCACATTCGAGGACACGTTCGGCAGTCAGAACGACCAGCCGTACAACTCAACGTCTTCGTTCAACATGTGGGACATGTCGCAGAAGGCGAAGAAGGCCGCTGCGTACCTGCGTGAGACCAAGCTCGGCAACGCCGCCCATGGCGGCCGACCGTTCGGAAAGTAGGACACCATGTTGTTCCATGACGGTATGACTCCGAAGGCTGTGAAGGCCGCTCAGGTGCTGGTCACCGAGACCACAAGCGGGTCGATCTTTCGACCTCCTCCTGGCCAGTCCAGGGAGTCGGCACGCAAGGCCCTGCGAGACTGACAATGGTCGCAAAGGGCAGGAAGCGCCCGAAGCCCCGCTACTAGCATGCCGCTCAAACGCGGATCTACCCGTGCGACGGTGTCGCACAACATCGGCAAGCTGATCGGCGAGGGCTACCCGAAAGATCAAGCAGCGGCCATCGCCTATTCAAAGGCCAGCCGCGGAAAGAAGACCAAGTGACTACATCATCAAAGTTTTCGTGGGGATCCTGGGGCGAGAGGGCAGCGTGGACCGCTGTGCAGGCTTTCGCTGCCGTCATCATCATCGGTGACCTGTCGACGGTTCGCACCGCGGTTATTGCCGCAGCGTCGGCATTACTGTCGGCCGTGAAGACCCTGGCCAAGGAGCGCATGGCGTCGTGAGCGAGGAGACTGCGTTCGACTTCGAGTCGGCGTGGTCTTCGTGGTTCGCGAGTCCAGTCAGGGAGGATCTCCAGGCGGGGATCGCCACAGAGCTGGAACGCACAAGCGGCATTTTCGACGTTCAGGACGGCACGCATGCCAAATGGAACGGCGAACAACTGGGGGTTTTGACGGTGTTCAGCGCCGACGACCTCATCGCCCTGATGTGCGCGTGGGAAGAGGCCGAGCATGGCAACTGGCTGGCTCAGAAAGATGTGCTGGTCTGGTTGCAGAAGTGGATGGAGTTCATCACCTGCTGCGTTGAGGCGGCCCCTCCTACCTCGGGCTAACTCTCGTCGAATCGTTTTTTGACGACGGGATCGTTGGCGAGGATGTCTCGAAGGTTTGCGAGGATTTTGTCGCGTCGTCTTGCCACAGTCGTTTTAGGCATTCCAATAACACGGCCAACAAAACGCAGAGACAACCTAACAACAATAAGCATGTCGAAAAGCCAGCGGTCATCTTCCTCCAGGGTGTCGAGGGCGTCCGCTAGGGATTCCCGTAGGGCGAGCTGTTCGAGGATGGATTCTTCAGGTTCGTGGAGTGGGGAGCAGGCAACGAGTGCTTCGATGGGCGAGAATGTTCGCCCGAACGCCGGCTGCTGGTAGCGGCCGGCAGACAGTAGGGGGTCGTAGAGGGCTTCTTTGCGGCGTCCGTCACCCGTCACTGCCATTGCTCCAAGGGAAGAGGGACGGCTTGAAGCCGTAGAATGCTTTACCCTCTCGGAACGACCCGAAGGTCGCTTCTCCCTTGTCAATGAGCTTTGTAATCGTTTTGAGTGGCACGAATGCGTGTTCCTGTTTCGGCGTTGACCAGATCCACAACCAGACGGGCATTTGCCCGTCCCACATGGTCAACGCCGACAGCTTCTCCTGTTTGAGTTTAAGGCCTTTGGCGCCGCAACCCATGACTTCGATGAGTGTGTTGACGGTGACATAGTCGGGGGTGTACCGAAGGAACAGCGGCAGGGTTTCTATCGAGTAGGGCGGGCGGTTGAATCCGTATCGTGCCCATCCGTCGGTGCGTTCCTCGAATGCTCCTTCGGCTTCGTCACCCATTGATCCGTATCGTTGTTCCCAGGACAGGTCGGAGAAACTCACCGTGGGATCTTTCTCGCTACGATCATCTGCACCAGCCGGTCGTCGGGGTAGGCGACACCGTTGAGGGCGTCCTCGACTAGTTTACACAGGTTGGTGGTGTCGGCGGTGAGGGGCGACGGTGCTTCGTCGAGGGGGCCGATGGTGACATCAGTCCAGTCTGGGTGGAACGTGAGCGTCATCAGGACTGGTTCTTCGTAGTAGGGGCCGTCGTACAGTTCCGCGATGCGTTTCTCAGCGTCGAGGGTTTTCTTGTCGGTGTATGCGCGGCCGCGTGCGAACCGTGGCCGGCTCTTCGACTTGGGTCGACCTGGGATCCTGAACCGGTAGATCAACGGGGCTTTCGCCATGTCGACGGCGAATGGTTTTCTTCAACCCCCTGCTTCTGAGCAGCGTCCGTGTAAGGGCGCATCATGTGGATACAAGGATCGCCACCTTCTTCCCAAACTTCGTCCTCTTCCCTGGTGGATGGGATGCCGTCGTGGGTGGTGCATACCGCCGGTCCACAGAATCCCTGTTCGATTCCGTACACCAACCAGCGGTCAAAATCCATGTCCATCATGTCATCGTCCCATCTTCACGCCGGCATCATCAACCAGCTTCCGTAACTGCTGTTCGCCACTCGCTCCGCGGGTGGCGAACTTCTGACCCCATTTGAGGTCGCACTGTCTGGTCCATTCGAGGACAGCATCAGGCGAGTAGAGCTGGCGGAACAGGGAGCAGGCGAACGAGAACAGGGCGAGGCTGCGGTCGCCATGCGACGGGCCTGCGTCCCATATGTCTCGGGCAACGAACTTGAAGTTGGCGTCGATCCTGGTGTGGGAAAACTTGGGTGATGGTAGTGGCTTGTTGGAGGGCGGTGGCTGGTACAGGGCGGCCAGTTTGACGATCTGTTCCCTGCTCGCCATCGAATCGAACGCCTCATCGATGAACGCTTCCAAACACAGGTTGCTCTCAGCGCCCCGTACAGCCTCCTGACGGCCCTCTGGGCGTGACAGCGCATATGGGAGCCGTATCCCGTTGCCGAAGCCCTTGGCGGGCATCGTTACCTGTTTCGGGTAGACCTCTTTAGTAGGACTTCCGACTATCTGACAGGCAGCGAACATGGCGTTGCGACCCATCTGGGCGGGAATGTCCTCGTCTAGGAATACCCACAGGTGGTAGCCCTTCGACCTCGACAACTCCACCCATGACACGATCCCGATCTCGGCCAGGAGTTCCCGCACGTTGACGGCGTGAACGAACGACACGTCGCCCTCGTCCCAGTCGACGGCCAGCCAGCCGACGTTGCACTTCGGCGAGCCGGCCACCTCCATGAGGGGGTACACCCCGAGGCGGTACGAACCCCACAGGTGGTCATGGGCAGCTTCGGAGAAGACGATGCCGGTGGCCGGCACCGGTTCGCCGTCGTCGCCACGCCACGGTCGGAAGTCCCCGTCGGCTGTCTCCTTCGCCAGGGCGTTGCCTCGGAACAAGCGACAAAACTTGTCAACCAAAGCAACACGATCAGTCACCTCATGAACCTGTCATCAGGAGGAATGTCATCATCACGATACGCACGAATCTGACCGGTATGCGGGCACAGAAAATATTCGAAGTCGCCAAGCTTGTTCGGAGGCCGCTTGTTCTTCGTCAACCGCACGTTGACCGACACCGAGTGGTAGCACCTCTCCACATAGGTGAGCGACGGATCATCCCGTCGGCGGTACACGCCGAGAACCGCCAACGCCTCCTGCTCACCGCCATACTTGCCAGCCGTGATCATCGCCGGCTTGTGCCGGTCACCAGACCCACGTCCCGCCTGATGCACGACAGCCAACGGAATACTGGCCGACTTGCACCACCGCTTCAACCCCTGCGCCTTGGCGACCACACCCGTATGATCCGACTCCCCTGGCTGCAACTCGAGATAGTCGACCATGGCAAAGTCGGGATGCCGACCCCAATAGTCCTGCGCCTCCTTCAAAGCGTCAGACATCTGCGTGAACGTGAGCGCACCGTCGTTGATGAGGATCCTGTCGAACAACGAATGGGACGCCGAACGGACCTCGTCCAACGTGGCCTGGTCGCCGTCCTTGATGCGCTGCTCCAACTCTTCACCGTTGCGGGTGTAGGCAATGCAATGGAGCTTCTGGGCGACAAGTTCGCGAGGCTCATCGGGGGAGAACATCAGGATGTGGGCATCAGTGTTCAACAGGGCGTTGACTATCGAGTTGTAAAGCACCTGCGACTTGCCGTTGTGCGAATGGCCCACGACGAGGAGCATCTCGCCGCGGGCTAGACCTCGCATGCACAGGTCAACCTCGGGGAAGCCGAGCAGGAACCTGCCCTCGTCGTTGCGAACATAGTCGACGAACGAGTCGAACGCTGTCGAGGTCGGTTCGATGTACTTGTAGTTGGTGGTGCCGGCGTCGTCGCCAGTTGCTCCCGCTAGCCGTTCAACTATCTGCTCAGGGGTGAGCGGGGATGGCAGGTCAGGCATTAGACACCGCAGCGTGCGTGCATGTCCTCCACGTTGAAGGCGTGGATGGAACCGTCGCCCGCCTGGATGCTGGTCGGAGCGTCGGAGAGCCACAGGCCGATCCGATCACCACCGAGGCCGTAAGCCGTGGCACCGACCTCGGAGATAGTGAAGTCGGGAGCGTTGGGTGCGTAGCCACCGTTGGCCTTGCCGAGAGCTTTCTTCCCAGCGTTATCAAAAACAATGATCTTGCCGTCGGGGGTCTTCTGACCGGCGCACAGAAACGCGACGGTCCATGCAGCCTGCCGGCCATCAGTGACGAACCCGTTGGAGTCGAGTTCCATCTTCTTGCGGGCACGTC